CGGTATTATCATACGGGGTAAATGTAGAGTCTAAAATAGGCAACTGACTGTTATCATAGTATGCCTGATACAAAATCAAATTCATTTAACCATGTCCTCAATAATAGCCTTCATATCATAGTTTGGAGTGTATCCTAATGATTTTAATTTATCAGATAGCATCCACATACTACGAACTTGTACCGTGCGATGGAAGTCAGGAATTTCAATCGGCACTAATTTGCCTTCCCCACCAATTAATTCTTTGGCATACTCAATCATATCCTTGAATAACAATGGTTGCCCATTACCCACATTGTAGGTAGTATTAACTTCGCCTTTTTCCATGATGAGTTTAATTGCTCTAGCGGCATCATTCACATGAATATAATCTCGGTAAAGATTGCCGCCATCATAGACATTCACATCACGGCCTGCCTTCAATTCATTAATCATATGTTGAAGTGCGTTCTTTTGTGGTGATGCCTTTTTATCGCCATAACCTGCAACATTAGCAAGACGGAGAATACGATACTTGATACCAAATGTTTCACAATAAGAGATTAGTAATTGCTCTGCACATCGTTTAGTAATAGAATAGAATCCATTTGGATAACAATTTGATTCTTCGGTTGCAGGCATCTCTGTTTCACCATAAACAAACCATGAACTGATAAAGTTAAATGTTACGGGTGAACTTTTACATTGTCGTAAAACTTTCATCAATATAGTAAGATTTGTATCAATGTCAATAAAAGGGTCAGTCTTTACATTGTAATTTGTTACAGTAGAAATCATGTAAAGAATATCTTGGCTTTTTATTTCATAATCATTACGAGCATTTACTATACAACCAGGATTCTGTCTAGTAAATTCAGAACCAACGAAGCCTGAGCCACCAAATACTTGAATTTTCATAGTGCTTGTTTTAACCTTTGGATTTCATCATTTGTAAGATGCATATCAAAATTATTGTAACTAATTACTTTTTTGGTTTTTGAATCTAAAATTTCTCGTCTAAATGTAATTTTAGTTAAATCAGATGGGTTTCTAGTCGATTGTGTTTCAACAATTAAATTACAATCATTTACATTTTTAAGTAACATTTTTAATCACCTTTTCAATATAATCAAATACTGCATCATTCCAAAATGGAGGACAACCTAACAAAAATACATGAGATAACGCTTTGTTTGCCAATGGATATTTACTCGCATCATCTAAGTGTTTAAAGCCTGGATGCAATAGAATATTACCAGCAAAATAGTTTCGTGTTTGAATCTTATTGGCTTCAAAGTGTGCAACTAAAGCTTCTTTTTGTTTTTGTGTTTCACAAATAATTGGCACACCAAACCATGATGGTTCAGATTTATCTAGTTTGTCAGCAACACGAACATTCAAATATTTAAGCAATAGTTTGGTTAGCCGTTCTTTATGTTCTTTTCTTTTCTCGTGAATGTAATCAACTTTTTCTAATTGTGCTATACCAATAGCACCTTGCATATCAAGAGGCTTCAGGTTGTAACCTGCATAAGCAAAGATATACTTGTGGTCAATAATGCCATCGTAATCTGGCAACCATTTATCAAACCTATTACCACAAGTTCCACATGGTAACATATTGTTTGAACCAACACAATAACAATCACGACCCCACCAAGAAATAGAACGAGCAGTATCAATTAACTTTTCATCATTAGATGAAATCATACCGCCTTCACCTGTTGACATATGGTGTGCAGGATAGAATGATGTTGACCAGCAGTAATATAAATCAGTAATCAACTTTCCATCCCATTTGGTGCCTAGTGAATCACAATTATCACCAATCAATACAAGGTTATTTCTGTAACAAATATCATGGATTCTATTCATATCAGGCGGATTGGCCAATACAGGAGAAACAATAATTGCTTTGGTCTTTTTTGTAATCTTTTCTTCAATCTTATTCACATCAAAGTTCAATGTATCAAACTCAATATCAATGAATACTGGCTTAAGATTGTTCTGCATCAATGGTGCAATTGTAGTTGGAAATCCAACTGGTGATACGATGACTTCATCACCATCTTGCCAATTTAAATGTTTCTTAACAGCGGCCATCATCACTAAATTGGCAGATGAACCAGAGTTGACCATGTGTGAGGCTTTTACATTGTATTTCTTTGAGAACTTGATTTGAAATTGTTCAACTCTTTCACCTGCTGGCAACCATTTACCTGTGAGAAAAGATTTTAGACCAGCTGCAAACTCTTTTTCGTCCCACATTTGACCAGAATACATTACATAATCTTCGCCAGGTTTGAAGTTAGAATAATCTTGTTGATACTTCGGTTTAGCCTGTTTGGCTATTTCTTCAATTAATTTATCGTCAATCATTAATATGCTTCCAATTGTCCATTTCCAGCCAACATTCCTTGGCAATATAACCTTTCAAACTCTACTGAAAAACCTTTATCAATATTACCATAGTGTGCGTGTTCTGTGTCAACGCCATGTTGATTTATTGTTTGATAAATTGCTGGTAAAGTATTCAGATAATTATCAAACAATGATATACAGAATGAATACATTCTAGTTATGTATAAGTGGTCACAACCAGATTCTAATTGTTTCTGTGGTGGTAACCAAGACGGCATTGCTTTCTTAAACACATACTTACCATATTGATTATCATATGCCTTAGGGTCATAACCTTCAAGCATATTGGTTCTAGCAGATAACTTAAACACCCTACGAACACCAGCCATCATCTTCTGTAATTCAGGATGTTGTTTAATAATACTTAATGTCTTAAACAATAGAGTAATTTCTGCTTGTGATTTAAGGCCTGCATTTGCGAGTGACATTAAATCTTCATCACCAAAAAAACTAATACTTCTATCACAATATTGTGTTACTGTAACCATTGTTGCTTCATCAACCATCCTAGAAGAAGCATCTACTAAGAAGATAATAGCATCAGGTGCAGCCTTGCGTAATGATTGCAGACCTTCAATTGTTTGCCTTGTTCTTGTTTCATCATCAATAACACCAATGCTCGTTTTCAGAGCCGATGTTACAATAAACAAATCGGTACTAGGTATAATCATTTGTGCCATTCGGTATCAGGAAACATTTTAATAGTTTTATATTCAATATTGAATTGGCTATTATACACGAAATCAATAACTTTTACAAGTTCTATTGGTGAGATTGCCTTACTTACATCACCGCATGGGTAAGGTATATCTCTACTCCACAATGGTGTATCAATACCGCCTGGATGAATACTTGTTACTTTGATTCCTCTGCTACGCAATTCTTCACCAAGAACACCAGCAAATCCTGTAAGACCATGTTTAGAGGCACAATATGCGGATTGGTTTTCTAGTTCTTCAAGGCCTGCAACTGAATTGATAAAGAATATACGACTGCCTTTTTCCATTTTCTGTAATGCAAACTTAGTTACATACATGGCACCTTTAAGATTGATATCAATCATATCATCAATCTCATCTAAAGTGGTGTCTGAAAATGATTTCATCTTAAAGACAGCTGCATTATTAACTAGAATGTCAATATTACCAATCTGTTCAAATATATCATACATCTCATAACAGCTAGTAACATCAACTTGAAAGTGTTTGTAGTTTGATTGTTGAAACAACGATTCACCACGAGCAAAACCAATTACATTCCAACCTTTCTCAATGTAATCATATGCGATTGTTGCACCAACACCACTTGTGGTGCCAGTAATTAATATAGTTTTATTCATATTTAACTTCTTCAAATATATCTGAAGCTTTCTTTATCTCATCATCTGTTACATCATTTAATATTTTATAGTTACCAATGCCAACTGGCACAGGTAAGTATTGATTACTGTTTCTATGCTTCATTGTATCAGATAAAGACTTTTTAAGCAAGTCAAATTTACAAAAATCTTTATGGAATACAGGCAATTTTAAACTGTGTGCTGTCTTAAAGATTCTTTCTAGTGTTTCAGTATCAATGTAACCACGAACATTAGCCAAACAAGAACTCAACAAGCAATCTAATACAACTGCTTCGCCATGTTGTAGTGTGTCCATATTTTGCATTTCAATAATAGGACTAAACGAATGGCCAAAGTCAACACATCGGTCTAGTTTTCTTTCCCATAAATTTGGTGCCAATTCTTCAATCATGCCCGTAATGGCAGAATTGATTACACGAACTGGTACTGCACCAAACTGAAACTTCTCGGTGATTAGTTGTTCTGCACTTGCTTCAAGTAACTCAAATAATTCTTTGTCTTTGATTACTGCAAGTTTAAATATCTCTGCAATGCCATTGACAATGTTTCTTTCATCTTGTGTAGCAATAAACTTCTTGTCTAGTAATGTGGCAATTGGTGGGTAATATGCACCAATACGATTTCTGCGGCCAAAGTGATTAGCTGCAACTTTAACACCAACAGAAGCATCTACGATAGCCAACAATGTAGTTGGAACTTTAACATAAGGAATGCCTCTGCGATAGATTGAACAACAGAATCCAACCAAATCAAGCAGAACACCACCACCAATTACAATGATTGCTTCTCTACGCAATACACCAACATCTTCAAAGAACCTTAAAATCTGGTCTGTGTGTTCCCAATCTTTGTTTTGTTCTGTGGCATCAATAACAAATAGCTTCAATTCTATTTTGAATGTGTTGAAGTAATCTTGTAATTGTTGACCATACAGTTTATATACAGTCTGGTCTATGACAACCACTCTACGATTGGACTCACCAAAACTTAACAGGTCGTGATTGTTAATATTAAATACATCACTAGAATACTTTAAGACAAATTCAACCGGCAGTTCAGCTTTAACTGACCAAGTGCGTTTATAATTATCAAATTTTGTTAATACATTTTCCATTA